NAGTACCTAAAGTTGCTTCGAGTGCTAGTACAGTTGAGGCTTCTATCTCAGCTAAGGTTGGATGACTTCCCGACTCTGTAACTAAAGCTGCTATTTTATCAGTCTCAGTTTTAATTAGTGTTATACTTGCACCATCAAAGGGTGTAGCATCAGATAATATATCAGATTGTGCTAGATCATTTAATGCTGCTACTGTAGCTTCTAAGGCTAATGCGCTAACATCTGCTTTATACTGACTTGGATTATCTAAATCTGCTTGTGCAGTAACTAATAAGTCTTTTAATGCTTCTAAACCGTAAGTACTATTTTGTATTTCAGAAAGTACGCTAGTTAATGTAGTACTAGTAATCTGTACCTTTATGGTCTAGCTCAACTAGTTACTAGATTTCCATTAGAATCTACTTGTACTACGTAATACTTTCCGTTAGTTGGATCGTATCCTACCCAAGCTCTATGTGGAGCTATATCTAATTCTGGTGTATCTCCCATTATTCCTCCCTCCTTATTTAAGGCTCATCCTCAGTACTTGCTCAAAGTCGCCTAGGCTATTTGCTTTATAGTCTTCTAACCTTTTCAACTCTTCTGGACTAGCTGTTACTTTCTTACCTGTTCTTCTTTTAGCATGTTCCACAGCTTTACTTATCAGTCCCTGGTAAGACTGTTCTATAATCCTTCTTGCTTTTATCATAGCACTTCGTACTATATATTCCCTTACTTGCTTAGTCTTTCGCTTCTTAGCTTTATATTCCTTGGTTGTCTTCTTTATTAATCGTTCTAGTCTCTTCGCTAAAGCTTCTTCCTCATGTACTACTCCGAATGGCGCCCTAGCCTGTATCAATCCTACTTCTTCAATCACTGGTCTTTCAGTTTCCCTAGGAGCTAGTATCATTTCTCCTGTTTTACTTTCTTCCTCAGGCTGTACTTCTAAACTAGAAGGCTTTATTTGGTTTAGTCTGTATCTCAGATTATCGAATTTCTGTGCTAACCAGTTTAGTCCTATATCATCAAAGTAACTGGCTACGCTAATTAGTATATCTGGTTTGTATTCTCGCCTAGTCATAGTGACTAGCTTATCTATACCAGAGTCAAAGTCCTGGACATCAAATCCTGGTATGCTAGGTAGTCTATTCTTTAGATACTTGAGTATATTCCTGAGGAGATGTGCTATAATATAGTTTATATTTGTTGCAGATTCTCTAGTACCTGTTATTTCTACGTTATTCACTACTATTGCCACTTCATCCATGTCTCCCATTACTGCAAATACTTTATCGTATATTCTGAATTGTGTAGCTGAATACCAACTGATTGGTAGCCTAGCCCTAGCTAATCTAAGCACATCCCTTTCACCAGCACTTGTAGTTGGTGCTGGAGTTACTTTGTCTCCTCTAGATTGCCCTTCCCTACCCCTTGGCGTCTCATCTACCCTTGATCCTGGTCCTTCTCCTCCACCTACTAATTTACCTACTCCACTTGCTACTACTTCTCCTGCTTCAGTTAATTTTACTTGGAAGCCGCCTCGTAACCATGTGAGTGCAGTAGCTGCTTTAGTATGTTCTACTGAGGCTTCTCTGGTTACATCCCTTTCTTCTACTGGATTAAATTCCCATATCCAGTCTGTTATTCCAAAACGTAGTAGTAGTTCCTCATTGAAGAGGTCTGAATAATTGCTTTGGTGATCCTGAGTAGTCCTAGCCTGGACGTCTATCTCCATTCTTGGATTCCTATTTGTTCCTTTAGCTACAGATACAAATATAGGGGTTACTCCATAGACTGCAGATATTGCTTCATTATATAGTTGGTAGAATTCCATACTTTGCATAGTCTTTAAGTCTTCCATTATTGGTATCCTTATAGGCTGGTTGCCTTTCCTCATACCAGTCATTATAGTCCTTATTTTCTTGCTAGTTCTATATCTACCTGTTTGTACATCTCGATTATCCATCCGCTTCAATTCGTCTTCTATCTTCCTAGCCCTAGCACTTACTTCTATATCGTCCTCTCCTGGGAAGATTAAGAAGCTTCCTACTTTTCCTTCAGTATAGACCTCCCAATTATAGTCGTCCATACTTGCTATGGTCTGTACTAGCTTCCAGACCGTTATTATTTTACTGTTGCCGAATAGTGATGGTAGTACTCTAGAACTAGAACCGTGTATTATTTCATCCTTACTATACCTAGCCTTTATTGTTCCTCCTATTTCTTGGACATAGGCTGTCCGTTTCTGTGGTCCTTGGCATAGAGGACATGACGGCACTATCTCACCAGGCTTTGCTGTATAGAAAGTATCTGTGAGTGGAGTAAGGTCATAGCAGTTAGGACAGAAGTACTCATTATTGCCTAGATGTCCATACTCATCTGCTATTGGGAAGATAAACCTTGCATCTTCTACATAGATTTCTTTAGGTACCTGGATCATTACTGCTTGTTTATTCTCATCTAGAACTATTTTACCATTTTTAGTTTTAGGCTCATATGAGTAGGCTATACTCCAGTACCAATCGTCTAGTGCTAGGTCATAGAAGATACTGCTTCTTACAAAATCGTCCATCTTATAGTCTGGATTAGGCTTCCTCATTATCCTGTCGAAGAGTAGATATTGTTTCTGGGAAGGCTCCCTTGTTGTTCCTCCACATTCCTTAGTGGCGCATTTATCTATAGATGTATTATACTCCTTACCACACTTATCACATTTTACTTTAAAGCGTGGTGCTATATGCCATCTATTCCTAGTAGATTCCTGAATTATAGCTCTAAATACTTTTCTTAGAACCCATGAGGTAGTAGCTACTTCAAAGAGGCTTATATAGTCAAATAGAGGCTTCCTTATTCTTGCTTCAGGCTCAAAGACGTATTCTGGTAGTGCTGCTTGTGTCTTTTCTAGGTTATACCCTAGTCTCCTGCCTAGCCAAGAAAGCAACTTTTCTGAGTTAGAGGGTGGTTGCTTCTTATTAGTACGCACTACGTAACGGCTCCTCGTTTTCACCATTCTGTATTACTCACACTTTTATATTTATTGAGCCTTCTCATTTCCTTCCAGAACCTTCTACGTAATCGCATCACTTCATCTGGAATCCGCTTTCCCTTATTAGGATCATAGCATAGATGAAATAGTATAGCTAGCTCACCCCTGCCTTTCTTTATTCTAAGGTATGGATGAATATCCTTTAATAATGATAGTTGTTCTTTCTTCCTAGGAAAGACGAGACGATAGCATCTTCCTCCCCAAAGCCCGATCCGTCCTCCATAACCTTTTTGTATTTCCTGAAGTATTCCTAAATTATTATTCGATAAGCAAACTGAGCATCTATATCTGCCTCTCTCCCTTGAGACTTTAACTATGCTAATGCTACCTTCACCATCTAGAAAGCCTGCAATGTATTGTGGTGAAATCTTCATATTCCTGCTTCTCTTCTTCTGCATCCTCGTTACGCTACTTTCTACTTCTTAGGTATTACTAGCTTCTGGGCTTCACGCTTAATCTTTGCTAGTCTCTTCTTAGCACATAGTGCAGAATCCATACTTTTGTCGTATATGAATTGGAACCCTTGCTTCTCTATAAAGTTATAGATCCTTTCTATGGTTATAAAGAATCCCATGAATGTTATTATGTCTACTCCAAAGCCTAGGTTTACAGTTGCTACTCGTGCTGGTACTCCTATTAGTTCCCCCGTCTTAGCTAAGAACATGGAGCCTCCTGAGTTACCAAAGATTATCTGTGCATCACTCATCCAGTATTCCTTATTGTCTATCTCGTCATGTTTACTAGTTATCCTCCCTGTAGTAAACAGCGGAGCATGTCCTAGTGAACTTCCTACTGCTACTGTCCCTTCAAATAGTTTTATATCCTTAGACTTTCCTCGTGGATACATAGCAGCTATATTCTTTACTGGTTCTGACATTCTAAGTTTTAAGAGTGCTAGATCTTCTCGCTCATCCCAGGCTACTATATCTGCTTCCACAGTAGTCCTGCCGTATAGTTTACTTAGGTTCTTATACTTGAAGAATTCCACTGTTACTGTCTCTCTAAACTCAGTTGGTACTTCCCTATTCGCTAGGGAGTTCCAAGCATTCTTTATTGAGATAGCACCTTCTATTACGTGGTGGTTAGTAAGTACGTATGTCTCTGTCTCGCCTTCATTAGTAACTAGTTCTGGATACTTAGGATCCTTATATGTTACTGGACAGACCTTACTATAGATTACTGTACCTGATCCACCTGCTTTATCTGTTCTAACTCTTACGCTAGTATAGAGTAGTTTCTTGTGTGCTTCTTCTATATTGTCTAGTATATTCATTATTTTCCCTACTTATACTAGATACTAAGGTATAGACTATATATAAAAGTGAGATAAAGTCTTTATGCAGTACTACCAAGGTGAATCGAAGAGGTCTATTCCGCAAGCCCTGAGTTCTTCTCTGAATGCGTTAAGCGTTATCATTTGTTCTCTCCACTTACCTACGAATCCAGTACCGCTACACTTAGGGCATGGTAGTACTTCTGAGACTTCTCCATTAAAGCGCTTCTCTGCTATTGTTCCTACTCCTTTACACATCCAGCACTTGTCATGTTCCTCTAGCTTCTTCCAGCAGTAATTGCATACTGACTCCCATACTTTAAGGCTTCCTCGTTTACAGACTAGACAGAATTTAACTCCTACCATACTTATTCCTCCTTAAGCCACTTCTCAATAATATTCATTAATTTTGGACAGAACCTAGTATAGCGTGCTCCTCCCTCAGCCTTCAAGAAACACCGTAATCCTTTAAATGTTGGGTTATCGTCACATTCTATACATTTTACATCATAAACTTCTTTTGTCATCTTCTCGATAATCTTCAAGATAGCAATATATGAGTAAGCACTTAGATCGTTATCGTTCTCGTATACTTCATGTACTTGTTCTTGTAGTTCTCCCATTCTTATACCTCCTATATTATTGTTGCTCCTGCAGTAAATTGTTTCTCCTCGAAAGCGTATATTGCTAGTGCTAGACTTTGTGGATAGTCGTCATGTCTTCCTTTCACTTTTGGGTGGCTAAGCTTCAGGTAGCTTCCTTGGTATGTACGTTCTAGATCTAGTAACTGTTCTATAAATTTGTTCTTCTCTCGCTTGTACCTAGTATTCTTTGGATAGAATACCCTATCGTGGACAAATTCCCTATCCATAGTCTTAAACTTATCATCATTAGACTGCTTACTGCCATAGTAGTCCTCTATTGGAGCAAAGCTGAATAGCCTCTTCTTTAGCATATCGTAGACTACTTGCCCCATAGCTACACTGTCTATTAAGCCATATCGTAGTGGAGCATACTTCCTTAAGAATCGGACTATCTTCTCTACTTGTACCTCGTAGTCTATTCCTTCTAATTCTAACCATGCTATAATGTGTATACTGGTTCCATCTATTTCTATGATCGTTACTACTGTGGAGTCTCCTGCTTTGGCTACGTCTATTCCATAGAATCGTAGTCGCTCCCTCACTGGCTGGTAATCTATCTCTTGTAGTACTAGATCCTCCCATGTAGTAAACTTTACTCGCAGTCCTGCCCATTCTAAGGCATACTGTGTTCTGAATTCTATACTGTCTGGTTTTAGTTTCTTTCTTTCGTCTTCTACATATCGTTTATAATTCTTAGAGTATTTAGCTGCTTCCTTCCAGTCAACTATCCTTACATAGTCTGAAGTACTAGCATTCTTCCTCGGGTCTGGATTCCACTGGTCTATAGATTTTCTAAAGTAATCATTTACTAGGTATGGGCTGGTAGTTCCTGTGAGTATCCTCACTCCCCCAGATTCGGCTCCCATAGGAAAGATATCGTTCTTCAATTTGACTGGAGAGATGAGTTCAGACTGTTCTATTATCATTAGTTGGAATGTTTCTCCTATAATCTTGGCTGACTCGCCAGCAGATAGTGATCGTATCCTTGCTTCACATAGCGTCTTGGTAGATCGTAGTATAAATAGTGAGCTGGTTACTCCCATACCAGCAGTTAGTTTTATTCCTTTCTTTAGTAAGAATGCTCGTATAGAGTAGTACCTATCTCGTAGCCTATTCCTAGTAACGTGAGTAATCATGCTTTCTACTGGAGCGAATAGTCCACAGTTGAATGTCTGTCTTGCTATGCCTATATAGAATAGTCCAAGTATTAACACTGTATCCGCTACTGTTTCTGTCTTCCCTGACTGCCTAGCTTGTAAGATAGTAGCTTCCTTTCCTTGCATCCCTGCATAGACTACCATCCTTATTAGTTTATTACTTATCTCTAGTTGATAAGGTCTAAGCTTTATTTTACATTTCTTGAGTATGTACTCTCTAAAGCCTATTATCAGATCTACAACTTCATCTAATGTCTCTACTTTTTCCCAGAGTCCCTGAGTTCTAGTCCAGAAATCTGCCACCTATAATTCTTCCTTAACTTAATCTAGGTATCAACCACTCGATATATTCTTTTGCTGAGCTTAATGCTATCCTACCTGGCTCGAAAGCTGGACAGCCTATATATATTATATGCCTACATGACTTACATTGGGGTAAGATACAGCCCCTAAGGAACTTCTTTCCTAAGCTACAGAATGGTTTACCTTCCTTTGCATCCAAGTCTATACCTCCTTATTAATTTATTCCCCAGCGTCTTTTACTCATATCAGGAGGAGTATCTATCTTGTGTACATGTCGCTTTAGTATTCGTTCCATTTCCTTTACTGGTGTAGTATTTAGAAAGTTGTGAAGGTATCTCTGTTCTCGCATATGTAGCCTATAGCCCGCCAAGTGCTTACTTAGTATCCTTATAAATTTCTTTACTCCTGGCTTGCCACAGCGTACTCGTCTATGCCTATTATATTTTTTCTCAGATACAATATCGCCACAATTAGGACACTGTTTTGGATTTCTTTGCATTTTTATACTCTTTCCTCATTCTTAATATATCTATCTTCCGCTGAATTAATACTAAATTGAGATCCATTATTAATCTGATTATTGAGTCTGTATATAGACTTGAAGTCAATAGTGGATCTACTTCAGAAAATCCTAGCTCATGTTCCCGAGTTAAATCGAGTTCATATTTTGATATAAGAGAAAATTCTAAGGAGTCTACTCTCGTTCTTATCGTAGATAAGATGTTTAGTATAACTTTCTTACTATCCTCCTTAGCTAACACTGCTAATTGATTATAGTATTTAACTCTAGCATCATATCTACTTTCTACTCTAGACATGGTTGAGTGCATCCACTATTTTATGGATCAGAACGTATACTTCACAGGTAGGATCACAATCAGACGCTAGACAAACCCTACAATACTTCTTAATCAAGTCTTTTTTATCTATGTCTAAGTTTGCCATATAGGTAGCAAGAAATTCTAGGTCTCCTTCTATACTATCCTTTAATTCTTCATCTACTTCTAACATATGTACTCTGGCTCCCTAGTAATTCTTTCTAGTGGTATTCCTGATAGTTCTGTATAGGCTATCGCTAGTACTCCTTTAACCATGTTCATGTCTGCATTAGGAGGACTGATCCAGACTTTCAGTGTTTCTCCTTTATATTCTACTTGCACAGTAAAGTCTAGTGGTCCTTTAGGCTTGTATCCCTGCTTCTTAAGCATATCCTTTAGTACCTTTACTTCTTTGGCTGGCTTCCTTTCCTTAGACATGATTCTTCACTAATACTAGTTCTGTAGTTATGCTTATTTAAAGGTTTAGACTACAGTCTGTAAGAATTTATCCCAGTGAGTTTGTTTCCCATCAGTAGACCAACACTGTCGGACACCACTTAAAGCATGACTAATTTCATGTATAACAATAATGTTATGTAAGTGGATCACAGACTCTACTGTAAAGTCTTCTCTGTCGGCTATAGTAGCACAGGTATTTGTAAGGTTTACTTGCCATCGTCCTTTATGTCCCCAGCTATCACCACTATGCTTTGCTACTATATTCCTCACACTTGTCTCTCCAGATACTCCTTATAATACTTAAATATAGCTTTTATCGGTTTCGAGTATAAGTGTTCACTACATGCTTCGCCTACTACCTTGGCTATCATAGGCATAGCTGTCCTAACATCCTGGAACTTCTCGCTTCCTAATTCTGCATAGACCTTGTCTATACATCCTAGCACTTCACCCACAGGCATGGCAGGGTATATTGGTTCTCCCTTTACTATCTTACGTTCTATAGGCTCGGGTACGTCTAGTTTAATTTTCGCCTGAACATATCCTAGCGAGTATTCTAGCTTTTTAGTTTTAATGTATGGTCGTCTAGGCTTGATTACCATACCTTCTATTCCTACCTCCTTACAGTATCCTAATACGTGATTCCTATACTTAAGTAGATCCTTCATACTCCTATGTCTTGTTTCTGCATAGAGCTTAACTACTGGTACCTTATGATGGTAAGCATGTTGGGCAGTAAGTACGTATGGTAAGAATTTACCAGAGTCCCTATCGTATATGTCGAATAGTATTAGCTGCTCATGATCGAATAGTTCTGCTCCTGTAATACTTCTTCCTTTCCTACATGCTTCTACATAACAGACGAATTGTGGATTCTCAATTAGTAGATTTTCTATCTTCTCATATTCTGCAGTACGCTTTACTAATGCTTGAAAGTCACTAGCTGCTACCTCATTATTCCTACTACTGATTTGTACACGTTCATCCTTCAATCTAAGCACTTCTTGATATGGCGTGGTAACATCCTTTAACCATATAGCTATGTTACTTCCATCTCTTTTCTCTGTCCAGAACAATCGTCTTCCTAGTAGGATCCTTGGTGTAGGTTTCATAGTGATCAGAAGTGGAATGTGTGGATATCTAAACTTCCATGATGTCATAGTTATCCGCTCCAAGGCTGTCGTGGCATCATACTCCAGATATCTGTCTCACAGATCATATAGCGGTACATTAATAGTCTATATAAGTAATGTCCTTCTTCATCACTTACTATGCTTCCGTCTTCATATGTATATTTACGTTCTGAGCATCTAGAACACTGTAGTATATGGATATCTCTATACCCTTTAGTATGTAGAATTTCTGTCTGATCAAATTGTAGATGTCCTTTAGTCCTACAAGTAAACCTGAGTCCTTTATATCTCCAAGCTGCTAATCGCTGAAGCACTAAACAGTGAGGACATGAAGAGCAGTATTCTTCACCACAGTATTCTTCATACATTGTTAATAATTTCCTTACTAGTTAACAGTATAATGCACCTTATTTAAAGGTTCCTACTTCCACCCTTCGTTACATACCCATGAATCGTCTGCAAGCGTTCCGTCTGGTAGGATGTACAGTTTAGCTACTATCTGTCCTTGATTATTCCTTAACGTCATAGTTCCTAGATTACCATATGTTAGATTTAATTTGATAGACTCGCTAATCTCATCTATAAGTCTCTCTTTAAATGTTATGCCAGTACTAGTATAATTATTTTTCCTAAATGTTATCTTATTTCCTAAATGTTATCTTATTAGTTCCTTTAGGTGATGGTATTTCTTCCATGTATCCTCGTTCTAGAAGTCCTTCTACAATCTTCTCGGCTATACCATAGAATTTCTTTACTAAAGTATCGACCGCCAATTTGTCTTTATTTCCCATACTATCACCTCCGCCTATTTGAGGTTTCTAGGCTATACTATCTATAGAATGTTATTTAAAGATTACTCTTCGTCTTCTATTTCCATTACTAAGACTTCATTCTTAGTCATCCATGAAGCGATTCTCCTCATTATGTCTATCAGTAATGGTCCTTCACGTAAGCCAGATAGTTCTATATTGTTAGCCTGTATTTTACCATTACTTAGAATCCTAACCTCTCCATCATCTTCAGCGTTTCTAAATCTCAACTTTACTTTAAAGGTCATTAATCACACTTCCTTACTATAGTATAGCCTTTTGTTTTTATTAAACCTTGTTATCACTTAATACAGCATATCTAGCTATATTATACTTAAAAGTTCTAGGCTATATTTAGACTATTCAGTAATCATCTCTTAATTTATCATTTAACATCAGTGATTTCTCCCTACTAGACAGAAAGGATAGCTCCTGGTAAAAAATTGGAGTACTAAATATTCGGTGTTCCGTCTTCCCGTATTGTTTTTAGACAATCATCTCTATTAATTTCTTTCACTTTTCTTACTTTAAATATAGAATCAAATAATTTAGCAGTTTCCTCCCCCCTCCAGCTTCCATATAACTTTGTGTATGTACTCATGTGCTAAAAGGATGTCAGTAATACTATCTACAGATTCTAATGTTGATCCTAGATGTATTTTCTTATCTGTATAGCATATGTAAGCAAGCCTAGTAGTATGGAACCAAGATGAGAAAGGACAAAGACATGGTTGAATAGTTATCTCCACTCTACCATCACTAATAAAGGATATCTACATAAGGACTTATATACTTTCCTTCTGAATACTGAAGTAGTATATAATCAACTAAAAAACCATCTCATGGGAATTCTTGGACTAAAATCCTTATAACTTTCTATATGTGTCCTTGTTATGCATAGCATCCATGTTGGTTTGATGTTGGCGTGATTGTACTCAGCGGTTTAACTGTTTAAGTGTACTACTATAATGAGGCTTACTGTATCTGAAACTATGTTGGAAGTGTATGTATGTGCGACATTTAATGTTGAGCAGTATATCTATCTCCTTATTGTAGGACTACAGACGTAGCAGTTATAACTCTGCTAGTCTGATGCAGACCCCAGCGCTTATACTATACACGTTCTACCTTATAAGGATTATGGAAGGCGCTTGCTCAGTGATCCTTACACTATCTACCTACAGCAATAAAAGGCTTATGGAGCTATAGAATAGCTGGACTAAAAAAATATGAGGATCATTTAAAGGTAAGAGTTATCTTATCTGTTATCCATGTATTCAGAACATTTTTCTTTAGTAGGTCGGTGTTCACAAGGAGAAGCAGCATGGAGACATGTTCCTATTGATTTACAGACATATTCAGCCAAAGTTATCACCTCACTCATACAGTGTAATACTCATACTTAAATATTTTGTACTTCAGTACTTAAAATTGGCTGCATACAAGACGGGAGGTAGTCTAGTAGTAGTCTAAGTAGTACTTCTATATAAGGATTAGGGAGAAAAGACAGCACATAGACAGGGATGTTGTAACCATCCTGTCTTCTTAAAAGTTGTTCTTCTTATGGTTCCTTTACACTTTATAGTGTTGCAGTATCATGGATTATAGAAGTTTATGTATATGGGTTTTAGTGGTGCTTCTATACTAGAATAAAGTGAGTCTAGCCGCTATCCAGCCATTCTCAGCCGCTATCCACTATTATTGTGGAGTAGCTGGTTCAGGAGGAAGTACAACCTTTCTTAGCTTAGATTTAGAAAAGAAGAAATCTCCTTCTGTTAGAAACCTAATTGATCCTTTAAAGACTACTTCCTTTAACTTTAATTTTCCTCTAAAGTCTCTATATACTTCATACCACTTTCCTGTGCTTTGATCATAGATCATTTTTTCACCTCTCTCCTAGCCTCTCTGTCTTTTTCTTCTTCTATTATCTATCTCAATAGCACAAGGTAGATGCCAGTAGAATCCATAATGTAGCCGAGTGTCCTCATCATCTGGATCTATAGGTTTTCCACAGTGAGCACAGTAGTTATCCATCAAGCATTGCTCGTGCATAAATACTCCTTCCTTTCCCTGGCTATCAGCACTAGGCTGCTTACAGATACAGCAGATATATTCTTCTTGTTCTTCCATACCTAACCACTCTGTCATTTATTCTATTTGTTCTTTAGCAGTTCTATATTACCTGTATGCCCGTCTGGGTTAGTAGATCTGTAAATAGTAACTCGTGTTTCTCCTCCACAGAGATTAGGAATGTAGATCATTACTTTATCTATCTCTACTCTAGTCATCGCTAGTAACTGTTCTATTGGTACTATCCTATACTTCTGTGTTTCATCCTTTTCCTCAATTAGTATCTTCATCTATCCATACTCCTTTACCTGCTGAATCCCATGCTACTTTCTTCTGCCATAATTTGCATCTAGTACACTTTCTTTTCATACAGTCGAGAGAGTAGTACCACTTATGTCCTAGTATATCACATAGTCTCAATTTCTTTTACTTCCTCAGCTGGACTCTTTATCTTTCTCTCAAATACATAGTAGATTATTGAATGTACACTTTCATGTGCTACAGTGAGTATTGTCGGCACCCATAATGATTGTAGTACTAAATAAGTAATTATGAATGTAGAACTTGTAGCTACTAGTCTGTAGAGTATAGTCTTATATATAGCCCTCATCTACGCCTTCTCCTTCTTTTCTCCCTAGGATCCTTACATGCATCCTTGCCATAGATTTTTACCAGAGTCACTCGTTTATGGTAGTTCCTTCTATTCCTTCTTAAAGGAGTCTTATGTGGCTTGTTATGATGAGTAGCTAGTCCTCTATTATCTTTCTTAGCATCATGTTTATTTAGATCTCTAGTCTTACCAGCCTTACTTAAACTGCCGTGAGTGCCTTTTCCTCCTGCTCCTCGTCTACTACTCATTTAAAGTTGCTCCTATAGCGTGTAGTAGAGCTGAATTTGTAACTAGAACAGTTACCATCTTTCTTTATATTCTCCATCTCCTTTGATCCTGGCATGACTGGACAGAAGACATAGTATCTACAGGATTTACACTGGTAGAAAACATCATCATATGTAGCTCCACTATGTATTCCTTCTGCTATTCCTTAACCCTCCTTCTTATTGATATATTAACTATGCATCCGCCAATAGTTAGGTAGAAGTAATCATTAATATTATAGCCAGGACTTTCATCAACAAATATCGTTTGTACTCCAGATCTCTTTGCGTGATTTATAAACTCACTTCTACTATAAATATAAATATCACGTTGAGCGTAGAACGCTTTAACTAATAAGAATCCTCTCTTTTTAAGCTGAGCTTCAAACTCTGTTAGTATAGGGTTAACTATCTTTTTCTTAAATAGTCTCAGACTTTCCACCTCCTATGGTACTTTCCTTTTAAGCAGTTTCTTATATTCTTTAACTACTTTCTTGAATAGCACTGGATCCTTCTGTACTTCCCTCAGTGCATGTCCACACATACTACATCTCAACTCGTCTTCGTCTTCTCCCGCTAGGTTGAATATTCCTGGGGCTAGTATCTTTACTTCTCCTTTAGTCACTGTAATAACGTGACTATTACACTTTGTACACCGTACTTCCTTGATTGTTCTAGCCTTAACTAATGCTTTATATATAGCTTCAAACTCGTCTATTATAGTCTGTACATTTGGCATTTCATATAGTGCTTCTTCAAGGAATATACGCATAACATCTAGCCTTCTTTCTATCCTACTCAGTTCAGGACTCACTAATGAATCATGTAGTGTATTTACTCTCTTTAAACAGGTTACTGTCTGCTTCTGTATCTCCTTTAGTTCCTTAAGTACTCTACCTAATTCCTTTTCTTTATTCATTCTTCTATCACCTTTAATTTATGTCCCTCATTATCACAATCGAGGCTTATACTCAACTTACTGTTATCTGTAAATATAAATGTTATATATGTCAAATTCTGAAGAGAGTATGTCCTGAATATCTTTTTCAGCACTTTATCCTTGTATTCATCTATTCTACTTGCCATCTTCTTTCCTCCATAATTCACAGTTAGCTATACAACATGTAGATTTAGTTCCTAGTAAATCACAGTAACAGGTGTTATTATACTCGTTTAGTTTATGGTGAGGACAGTCCTTCTGATATTTAGTAAAGGAGATCATTTCTTCTTCTTTCCTCTATAATTATAACCAAAGCCGATTCCTAATTCTCCTGATACTTTGTGACTATATTTTTTAGCATGAATCTTTGCTGTCGCTTGAGCATTTTTATAGCTCTTCGCCTCCCAATCACAGTCTTCACACTTTGCTATAGCATGAATCACACCATAATTGTAACTCATTCTTTCTTTTCCTCCTTACTAAATGGACACTTATCTTGCTCAATATGATATAGCTGGCAATTCTCACACTTGTAGTATCCTGCTTTAGTCATCACTGCTTCTATGTCTCCTAATTTCTCATATCGCTCCTGTAGCCTAAGTAGTTTACCTACTAGCTTTACTGCTTTCTTATCCTTAGCGTATTTGGTCCTTTTGGCTAGCAGCTTCTCCATTAATTCGTGAAATTGTTTAAGAAAGCGTATTTCTTCTGGATTTGGTGCTTCTCCTCCTTTCATCTTCTCAATTATAGATTGGTGTAATTCTTCTAATGCCTCCAAACTCTCCTTTGTAAGCTTCCTAAACGCTTGTTCTTGTCGTACAGATAGAGTAGCTTCTTCACTCATCCTTAATCCCCTGATATATACAATCCATAAGTAAAAGATAAAAATGCAAGGATAGCTAGACCAATACTTAAACCTAGATTTACTGTTACTGCTGTTATCACTGAAGCTATTATAAGAAAAAGACTACTTACTATTAATAGGGCACTAAGTAGGATCGGATCTCGCAGTCCACTTATAAGATTCTTTTTTAACCAGTTCCAATATCCCATTTTTATTCACCTCACTATTCTTTTATATTCTCCTATCAGGTCAGTCCATGATCGGTCATCTACTATATAGATATCCTTTACCATAGAAGTAATCTCTACAAGCACTCCAAATAAAGACCCTATAAATTGTGTTTTTTCTCCTTTACTAGGATAGTTAGGTATATACCTACTACATTCTAACTGCTGGCATAATGTTTCATACTCCTTTGGGTGTATCAATATCATTTTTGGTACCCTACCTCTATCCACTATCTCTCGTATCCATCCTTTAATCATAGTTGGCAGATTTATACTCATTCTTCTTCACTCATTATTGTAATGGTGCGGTATGGTCACATCGCAGTGCCACCCTTCTGCTGGAAGGCAGACCGCTCTACTTCTTAAGCTAATACCGCTTCACCTTACTAGGCTTATAGCCTCTCAAATTCTGGACAGACATTCTCCTTGTCTATCTCATTAACATGTAATTCTTTCTTAAGCCCTAGACAGTAGTATACGCACCTAGAGTATACTCGCTTTCCTATAGTTAGACTTCTACATATTATACATGTCTGTGGTGACTCTGGCATATTTTCTACCTCTTATACTATTACTGCTTCCAACGCTTATATAAAGATTTCACTCTATCATCTAGAAAGTACCCACACTTGAAACATTTGTATTGTGCAGTACAGACCCTTCTCATCACTGATTTTACTCCTTTCTCTTCACAGTCAGGACATATATATGTCATGCTAAACCTTCCAGTATTTCTTTATTCTTCTCTACATTCTCCCCTAGTATCTGGTAAGCCTTATCATCCCAAGCATGTCCACATTTTGGACAGTAAGCCTCGAAGTTCTTTCTAGGCTCTATATTGCCATGAGTATGACCATTCCAATATTGCTTTCTAGATTTCTTATACTTAGCACATGAATAATTACATTCTGGACATTTCATCTTTTATCACCCATTATTACTTATTCTAAAGATTGCTTGCTCAGACCAGGATATATCACATTTTCTACAATAGTATAGTAGAGCAATCTTCTTTGGCGGCTCTAACTCAGTTCCACATTTAGGACACTTCAATCTATACTCATCCTCACTACTACTACTGTTCTACATCTAGAACATTTATAGATTATCCTTCTTTTCTTAAAGGCTACTATATTACTTATCTGGCTCATAGGATACTCACAGTTCTTCTTAGGACAGTTCACCTATTCGTCTTCCTCCTAGATGGATATTCGTCCTTCTTAGATTCACACTGCATTATGTGTTTAAGAGCATGTTCCTTATATGGACAGGATTTACAGCGGTAGTCTCCTACTCGCCTCAAAGTAGAATTCTTAGCGTAGAACTCTTCTATAGTCTTTATGTACTCTTCATCTTCTATAGCATATGCAGATATATAGTCTCTATCTGTATTTGGGAATACATTTTCTATAAGCTGACCTAGTCTCATATCAGGATGTTTACTCCATATCTTGGCTAGTCTAACTAGAACCTTCTTTACTCGTTTTGGATTCCTAGTCATCCTTCTCACTTTCCCATATCCATTCATAATAGTCTTTATTAGCCAGCCAGCAGTACATATGTCCTGGTATTGTACATGTCCTATAGAAGTAATATAGTATCCTATTCTTGATGTACCAAGGTGTAAAGTACTTCCTATACTTCCATTTCATTATTTTTCCTCCTATAAAATTCAGAGCTCTTATCTTGCTTGTACTGGTGGCAATTCTTACAATGTGTAGACTTCCAGTCAATATCTGTTAAGCAGAGATAGTACTGATTACAATCTCTCTTAACTACATCATTTATTGCTTCCATCTCTCCTTCACATTTCACTACTTTAGAAGTTATCAGATTAGTCACTAGCGCTCCATGTTCTAGTAATTCCTCATTAGATTCTAAACCACAGATACTGCATCTTCTTTTAGTCATTATTCGGATCCCACTCCATAGCACAAGATGCTAGGTGCCTACACTGAGCGCACTCCATTCTATCTTCTGGGCTCCTCTGTATCTTATCACCATATTCTCCCCAACAGTCGGGTCTATTACCTGGTGATCGCCTTACTGGTCCTATTCCTAGCATAGACTTGAAGCAATCTGGGCACCATAATCTAGTAGCCATCTCAAGACCGAAGGGTGTCTCCTGGAGCTGCTTAATCGGTATCAGTATTGCTGGGTATTCTCCACATGACTGACACTGCTGCTCCTTATTAGGAATAGACGAAGCCTCCTAGCTGATATACTGAGGAGTTTCTTTCTTCTTATTGCCTTCATTCTGTAGAAATTCTTGGGTTGGTCTAAAGCTAGGAGATGACAGCATTAGTTTCTTATCTATAGTCATAGTCTTCAACTCTGTGTCCATCTGCTTAAGTAGAAAGACTGAGAATCGTAGTATAGTACGGTTTAAGACTTTTAGCATAGCTGATATTAGTTTATTCTTAGGAGTGTCCTTGAGGCTCATTATTCTAACTTCTAGCTTGGTAGGATCTTCTTTACTTTCATATAGCGGTATTACTTTATTCATTCTTATCATTCCTTATATATTGCTATAATTACAAGAGTCTGGAATTCATTTCCTAGATCTAGACAATAAGGACATGGGTAGCCCAGCACTTTCTCTACATAGTCTCCTTTAGTAAATAATCGTTTAGCATTATTCTTACAATTACGGCATTCTATTTTAGTCCATACTTTAGATTCTTTACTCATATTGCTCCGTTCTCCATTATTTTCTTATCAGCGTGAGGCTTGAGTATCCTTTGGTAATACTCCTTGTCTATATCAGATAGTATCTTAAGGGGCTTTGCCTTAATCGTCCACGAGCCAGTATCATATGAGTGTACTAGTAGCCAGTAGAATAGATATGCTAGTATAGAGTCTGGATCTTTACTCATATTCACTAGTCCTATCTTCAATTCACAGATGTTAGTAGCTTCCTCTATTACTTTGTCTACTTCTTTCCTCAATTCCTGAGATATGTAAGGCATATTTATAACCACAGATAATAATAGACTACTGCCATTATACCAGTCATTATAGCTATATATACTGTTACAAGAATAGCTAGCTGATAATAATATTTAATAGTGCTATAAAGGCATCGAATAGTATTCTTTATCACCTTAATTACTTTCTTGTAAAGCAAGTTTATTTATCCTTCTTCTTATCTTTCTTCTTTTCCTTAACTTTTGGACTGAAACGTAGTGTCCCTGTAGGCTCACTTTCTGGTCTAAAGCCTCGCTGTCGTAGTAACTCTGCTCGTGCTTCAGTACCTAGGTCAGTAGGTGGCTGTCTATCCCTTATGTCCACTACTGCCTCTTTCGGCATATGTAGTCTATCAAGTGCTTTCTTATATGCGGGTATTTCTATCACTTTAGTTTTTGGATAGTCAGGATCCTTACGCTTCCTAGCCTTCTCAGCAGTATCACTATTGGGATTCTTACTTACATGTGCCTGGAATTCCTTTAGTCCTACATATCTGAA